CAGCAATTCAGAACGCAGCTTTGATGATCGCTGTTGAAATCTGGCAAGCGCGTACCGCCACCCTTTCAGGCAGTAACGCTGTAGATTTCCAGCCCTCACCTTACCGAATGAGCGCACAGCTACTCGCTAAGGTCAGAGGATTGATAGCACACGCGCTCGCACCTACATCTATGGTGGGGTAATGACCGCACCTATAACCACCCTTCGCACGACACTTGCCACAGCACTTGTGGACAATTCCAAGTGGCAGACCTTTGCATTTCCACCTGCAACAGTCCTTGCTAACTCTGTGATCGTGTCTCCAGATGATCCTTATCTGACACCTAATAACAATTCTCAGATCTCTATTAGCCCAATGGCTAACTTTAAGATCGTGATGACTGTTCCACTTTTTGACAATGAGGGAAACCTTAACGGCATTGAAGATACTGTCGTAGGTGTGTTCGCTAAGTTAGCGGCATCATCTCTGGTCTATAATGTAAGCGCAATCAGCGCACCTAGTATTCTCAACGCTGCTTCAGGCGATCTGCTCAGCTGTGAGATGTCCGTAAGTATCCTAACGAGTTGGAGTTAATTATGTCCGATTGGGAAAAAGAGAACGAAGCATTTCTGATCAAAATCGGACAGGTTAAGCAAGCACCAACACCAAAGCCAGTAACTAAGAAAGACGAGGAATAATCCATGGCTGTATTTCTAAACAATGGAGTTTCGGTCACTGTGAACTCAGTCGATCTAAGCGACCATGTAACAAGCATCACCATCAACCGCACATTCGATGAGCTAGAAGTAACAGCGATGGGTGACTCAGGTCACAAGTTCGTTAAGGGTCTAGAAGCATCATCAATCACAATCGATTTCCTAAATGACACAGCAACAGGTGAAGTCCTTCAGACTCTACAGGCTGCATGGGGAACATCTGTTCCAGTAGTCATCAAGCAAACAAGCGCAGCAGTATCCGCAACCAATCCTAGCTACACCATGCAATGCCTTGTGAACAACACGACAGATGTAAATGGGTCTGTTGCTGATCTCAGCATGCAATCTGTGACTTGGAATGTGAACGGTACAATCGCAGTAGCAACTTCATAATCAATTAACAAAGGGGCAAAACCATGGCAAAACTAAAGATAGTTCGTACGGATGGAAGCGTACTAGAAGGCGAGATCACTCCAGCAGTGGAGTATGCGTTTGAGCAGTACGCTAAAAAGGGCTTCCACAAGGCGTTTCGCGATGAAGAAAAGCAGAGCGATGTCTATTGGTTAGCATGGGAAATAACACGCAGGTCAGGTGAGTCTGTTAAGCCTTTTGGAATGGACTTCATAGAAACCCTTAAATCGGTTTCTGTCGAGGATTCAGACCCTTTAGCTTAAAGCGGGATCTTCCGTTCACCTACCTAATTGCTAGGCTAAGCATTAGGTTGGGGATTGCGCCACAGCAGTTGTTAGATTTAGACAAGACAATGCTCGATGCACTTGTGCAGGGGCTCAAGGACGAAGCGAAAGAGGTGAGCGATGCCAGCAAGCGTAAAGGGCGGCGTTGAACTTCGCAAGGCTCTCCGTAAGTTCACCCCAGATCTAGCAAAAGAAACACAGAAAGAAATTGCAGCAGCCTTAAAGCCAATTACAAAAAGTGCTAAAGGTTATCTGCCAGATGATAATCAAGTCTTAAGCGGATGGTTGCCTCGTCAAATGTCTGAGGCAACTTTCCCAACCTATACAGCTCGGATTGCAAAGCGCGGCATTGGTTATAAGTCATCGCCTTCTAAGCCTAATCGCAGAGGTTTTAGATCCCTTGCTCGCGTGTTTAACAATAGTGCCGCTGGAGCAATCTACGAAACAATGGGTCGCAAAACCCCTGACAGCCGCTTCGTAAAGAATCAGACCGATAAGTACAACGCCCAAATGAAGGGCAAAGACAAGATGCAAGGTCGCGCCCTGTTTCGTGCTTATGATGAAAACAATGGCAAAGCTAGAGAAGCAGTATTAGACGCTATTCAGACTGCCGCTAATAAATTAAATCAGCGGGCTTCGGTGAGAGGTTAATCATGGCTAATGTAACCATTGACATTGCAGCGGAGTTCACAGGCAATAAGGCGTTCAAGCAAGCCGAGACTTCTACTGACAAACTCATTAGAGGTGTGAAAAAGCTTGCTGCCGCGACAGGTCTTGCTTTTGGTACTGCACAAGTTATTGCTTTTGGAAAGGCATCTGTCAAAGCAGCTCTAGATGCACAGGCTCAGCAGCAACGCTTGGCTAACCTTGTCAAGGTAACCGTTGGTGCTACCGATGCCCAGATCCAGTCTCTCAATGATCAAGCCCAAGCATTGCAAGAAATTGGTGTTGTCAATAAAGAAAACATCACCCAGACACAATCACAGCTTGCCACATTCAACCTTCAGATCGACACTATCAAAGCTTTAACACCTGCCATCCTCGACTATGTAACAGCAGAAAAGGGCGCAGCGGCTTCTGCCGATGAGTTCAAGTCTATGACTAACGGCTTAGCCCAAGCCCTTAACGGCAACTTTGCTTCTCTCACCAAGGTGGGCTTTGTCCTCGATGAAACTACAAAGAAAACAATTAAGAACGGCACAGAGGCGCAACGAGCAGCAGCCCTTGTCGCAGTCCTAGATTCAACCTATAAAGACTTTAATAAGAACCTTGCATTGACCGATGCTGGACAGATGCAGATCTTAGCCAATGCAGCCGATGATGCAGCTGAGAACATTGGTGTCGGTCTCATCGATGCCCTTAAGACTCTTGGCAAAGATAACTCAGTCGAAAACCTTGCCAATGACATGGAAAGAGCATCTCTAGGTGCGGCAGACTTTATTCGAGGTTTGGCGGAGATTACTAGCTTTAGTGTTAATGGCGAAACTAAATCTCTAATCGGTCTCTTAACTACACCATTTAAGCGTTCCCTTTCCGCTGGTCCATTAGGCGCAATCGCTAGAATGGGTGTCAAGACAGGCGATGTCAAGGCAGCCGATAACGCTCACTTGAAATCATTACAAAGCCAGTTCGCTGTTATAAAAAAGACAAATGATGTTAATAAGAAACTTACAGCCGATGAACTAAAGAAGTTGAAAGCGGCAAAGTTAAAGCTTGCAATTGACAAGGCTAACCTTGCGCTGAATAAGGGCGAAGATGTCTTTGACCTTGACAAGATTCAGGTTGCAGCAGCTCTTACAAATCAAGCTCAATTATTAGGCAAGGCAACAAGCGCAGCACAGGTCTTGCAGATTGCTAATGACACTGCTCGTCTTAATGTCAAGAAGTCTATTGCAGATCTAGAGGATGCTATTGCTGCTAAGGATGAAGCCGCTATCATCAAGGCAACAGCCAAGCTTAATGAGGATCTCAAAGTCCTTAATGCTTTGACTGGCCAGAACACTCAGATGAAGGCTATTGAGTCAATTCTTAATGGGTTGAAACCTAAGGACTTGATTGATCAAAAGAACTTAGACGATGCAATAGCTAAGATTAAAAAGATGCTGGAAGATTTAGCCAACTTTAAGTGGCCTACCCCACCAACAGGGGGTGGCAACAATAACAATAACAACAATAATAACAATGGTGCATTTATCCAAACACCTAATGGGATCTATCCAACTACTCCACCTCGTAGCATTGAAACAATCAACAAGGCTGTCGAAGATCTAGGCGGGGTTATCTCTGTCATTGGTGAAAACGGTAAAGAGTTCATCAAGCTTGTCGATGGTGCTGCTCCAGTATTCCAGCAACTAGAGGACAGCGTAGCCAAGAACATGTTTATTGCTCAAGGTATCTTGACTCAGCCATTTGATGCTGGCTCTTTCCGCACAGCAGAGGGCGGGTCACTGTTTAGCTCAGGTGCAGTCGGTTCACGCGACAGAGATTTCAACATCACAATTAACACAGGCGTGGGAGACCCTAACGCCATTGCAGAGGCTATTGACCAAGTCCTTATCGATGCAGTACAGCGCGGTACTTTGAGGGCTGGAGCGTACTAATGACATGGTATCCAGAGTGGCGAGTTACAGTAGGTGATGATGTCTATACGACTGTCACCTCTGTTTCTTTTGCATCTGGTCGCCTAGACATTGATCGCCAAGCTACTGCAGGTTACTGCCGAGTAGAAATTATCAACACGACTGGGGCAGAGTTCACAATCAATGTAACAGAGCCAGTCACTTTAGAGCTTAAGAACAGTAGCGGCACTTATGTGACTGTATTCGGTGGCGAGGTATCTGACTTTTCCATCGGTGTGCGTAGCCCTGAGGAATCAGGTTATGTCACGACTGGCACAATCTTGGGCATTGGCTCACTGGCTAAACTGACTAAGGCTGTTTATAACACAGCCCTTGCAGAAGGCTTGGATGGCGCACAGATCGCAGAGATCCTAGGCGCAGCCCTTAACCTCTCATGGGAGCAAGTAACACCCACAGTCACTTGGGCAACCTATCCTGCCGATGTCACTTGGGCTAATGCAGAGTCAAGCATTGGCACAGTCGATACTGGCTTCTACACCATGATTGCTTTAGCAGCTAACGCATCTGCCAAGTCTCAGACCTTGGTGGATCAGATTGCTAGTTCTGCCCTTGGTCAAATCTATGAGGAAAAGGATGGAGATGTTTCCTATGACGATGCAGATCACAGATCTAACTACCTCGCAGCAAATGGCTTTACTAACCTTGATGGCTCGTATGCAACCCCATCATCTATCCAGTCACAAACTCAGATTGCTCGCATCCGTAATAGCCTCATCTACCGCTACGGAGCATCCTACGCAAGCACCTACAGTACCTCTGACACAGACTCCATAGCCTCTTACGGGCTCTTTGAGCGTTCATTCGACTCTAACATCAAGAACCTTGCAGACATCACTGACATCGCCTCTAGAGAGCTTGGGTTGCGTAAGAACCCACGCGGCTCGTTGGGTGCGATTACCTTCCGCCTAGACAATCCCGACATTCCTAGCGCGATGCTTGACAACCTCATCAATGTCTTTTTTGGTCAGCCTGTCCTTATCACCAACCTACCTAGCAACTTGCTGGGTGGGCAGTTCGATGGCTTTGTGGAAAACATAGCATTGCGAGCAACCCCTAGCTTTGTGGAGATTACCCTCTACATCTCAGCAACAGACTTCTCACTATCAACAACCC